AGTGTACGCATCAGTGAAGCCGGTTTCAACAAGCCAGTGTCTACCAAACAACGATTATCAAACCCAGCGTCACCATATGTCGCTTGAACGGAATTGTCAATAAAGTTGTCAACTAAAATACCATACTTGGATCTCTCCAGGCCTGTTGCATCTAATATTTTAGAATCGTTGGCAGTTCTTTCTAAGGTATTCAATGCAACATAGTATTCCAAACCTCTAATTCTGGAATCGAAAGCACTAATGTCTTTCATCGTATAACGTTTGTTATTCTTGAAGTCGGCTCGAATTTCTTTAACACTTTCGGTATATGCCGGCACAAACATTGTGTATAGGTGCAAATCGTCTGGACCAACTGGTGGCGCAATAGGCAAAACATCAGGCGTACCACTAATGATTGAAATTTCTTGTGAGGGTTTAACAACAATCTGGTCAATTCTAGGCAAGTAATATTCAAAAGACAATTCAGCCAAAGAATCAGGATCAGGATTAACTGCACCTGTCAATGTTGTGCTTGCAACATCTCTTGTTGGTCTAAAGTCTAATGCTGCACGTGATGAAATGATTTTACCATCTTCACGATTGAAGAATTTTGGTAATTGATTATATGTTAGATTGGTCAAACCAGTATACGAATCAACAGTAAACAAACCATTATTTTGTGGAGATGGCGCACTGGCGTGATTAAAATATTTGTACTGAATCATCAAAGATGAACCAGTTGGTGAACTATAACCGCGTTTCAATTTAATTGTTGCGTGGTCATAATGTGTTTTTCTGTGGCCATTATCCAACTCATATCGATCAGTAACATCATGTGCTGGATCAGTCAACATCGACATTGTAATATTGCCGGTGTTTGTTTTTGAATCAGTAATCCTAACGATTTCATAAACGTCAGATACTTGTAAACTAACCGGAACACCAGGAGTTTTTAGTTTATTGAGTGGAAAAGAACCACCAATACTCGAAGTGTCATAGTGTGTCACACCAATGTCTGGAAAAACATAACCACCGGTGACAGCGGTAACCGTGCCTGTATTACCAGCATTTAAAGCATCAACATCATCTAAAACATAAGGAACTCTTGTGTGTAAATAATCGTTGGTTGGAAATAAAGTTTTGGTTCTGATTGCACCGTTTGTGCCATCTTCAGCTTGATTAACTTTAGTTTTGACAATAAAGTCGCAACGAACAGCAGCAGTATTCAAGTCAACTTGAATTGTTGTGCTATTAACAGCAGTTACTGTAAATAAGTTATTTGCTAATGATAGAATAGTATTTGCGGCAATGCCTGATGCTGCATTTGTTGTGGATGTGTCAGATCGCACCAAACAAACAATATTTTCTAAAATAGCAGTATCACCTATAGTACCGGCTGATCCAGCAAAAGCAAAGGTATCTGTGCCGACAGTAGAGAGTGTAATTACACCACCACCATCAGACACTTTGTTTGAGTATACTTTATTTGCAAAGAAATCAAAGTTTGTAATTGTTCCTTCTTTTAAAGCTTCAAAAGGAATTGCAAACAATAAACTATCTCTATTCTTTTCTGTAATGTAAGCATCACCTGAAGAATCTCTCGATTCAGCACTAATATCACCGCCCCAAAGCAATGCACCACCAGAACGAACCACTAGAGATTCCGCACCAGAAAAACCAGATTCAATCGTGAATGCGTTTGCTGATGGAGTAAATGTTAAAGCAGAATCTAATCTAATAAAATTTGAACCAGAAGACTCAATTCTAATTGGTGCCAGAGCAGCGCCAGCACCGTCAGTAATGTGAAAATACATTCCCTGATATGAGTTTGCCTGTAATGTTGTACACCATGCTGCCGGCAGGATAACGTTTGCAGATGCATTACCAGAAGAAGCAAGATTACCAATGATTGGTGTGGTGTTTGCTTCAAAAACATTCAATCTATGTGTATGTGATGAACCTAATGTTGTTGTGGTTGCACCATTGTACTTCAAGTTATTAACACGAATTGTACCAATTTTTGTGGAATTGTAATATGCTGTGCCTTGTTTATCAATATATTGTTTAGGCACACAGTGAATATCTAATGTTGGGAATGTAGTGATATCCAAGTTTGTTATGCCTTGGATATTTTCAACAACAACATAACTTGAATAGTTTGTAGGAATATCATAGTCTGCAACATTGGAGGTTGCGCGCCCACGATAAACACCAATCTTAGTTGGTGCAATCGTTTGGAATTCATGGCCTGCAACATATGCTTTGCCTTGGTCTAAAATTACACTGAAGTAATTTGGATCGACATAGTTGTTGTTGGCACGATTCGCATAATCTTCTTCTAGTGTCAATACAAATGGATCAACTGTGTAGTTTCCAGATTCATCATAAGTCCTTCTGGCCAAAGTCTTTTCGATTTCACTGTAAATTGGATATGCAACTTCTTTAGTTTTAATACCTTCAACGACACGAATAACTTCAAAGAATGCGGATTCATCAGATGAATCCAGTGTGCGTTTAGATAGTCGTGTGATAAGTTTTGATCTTGTGGCACCAGGTGCTTGATAGTTGAATGAACCTTGGGCAGGATCCAATAATGAAGAATCATCAATCTCATCATAAATTTCTTGGTCAAATTCAATACCAATTTTATATGATGGCAACACGTTAATTGTTGATGTGTCGTAACCTAAACGATAGAATGTTTCAAGTACCAAAAATTCAGGTAATATTTTTACGAATTGACCTTTGAAATAATATACGCCTTCTTGTATGCTGGCAACATATGAACGACCAACAGCATTTGTTGCCGCGGCTTGTGCAAAAATGTTTTGGCCAGAAATTTTTATTTCGTCAGATTCAACAAATTTTTCACCACTCAGGTATTTAACAACTAAAATAGGATTTGTTGTAGTATTATCAATCGAAATAACTTTAGCACGAACAATTTTAGTTGTGTTGTAACTAATGATTGTTTTGTTTAAAAAGTTTTCCAATACAATATCTTCACCACTGTATTGTGTGTTTAATTGAATATAATATGCTCGGTCATCAAGTGAGATTTTACCACCAACGATTGGACTACCACTTTTGAATATGTGATTACCAAATTTCTCAATCTGGTTTGCGAGAATGGTTTGTGCTTGAGTTAATTCTCTGGCTTGGACTGCATATCCAGGTCGAAATAAAACCCGCATGAAGTTCTTGTCTTCATCGAAGTCATCAAAATATGGGTCGTAGTTGAAAAGAGTTGTCATGTATTCCTCGTTAGAAACTCAATATAAATTTAATTCGATCCGTTTGATCTGGATCCCTAGTCAAAGGTTGCTGATTAATAATCATTAATGTTTTACCGGAATATAACTGTAATTCCGGATCTGTTTTTGAAACACCAACTCGAATCGCACCACTCAAATTACCTTTGATGGTCACGTTTGGCTGAAATGTGCCCAATATGTTATTTAAAAATAGGTTATTCGTAAGTTCATCAAACGAAATAACTTGTGCTGAAAATGTTGCGGTCTCTATTGTATCACCTTGGTAAACATACTCATCATTGTTAAAATCACCAATACCTGGAGACACATTAATTTTCGTGTATACATTATATAGTTGACCGGAAGCCAAGGTTGATGTTCCAAAAGCATATGGATTTTTAACCAATGAAATTTGTCTAAACTCATTTTCTGCTGGAAAATCACCAGACTCGTTGCCGGCAAAATCAACATTCAACATAATTGTATTGGCTGAAAGTTCTTCTACTGGATCATAACCATGACCATTCTGTGGTGCGAGTGAAATTGTAGCAGCTGCGTTAGACCCATTGCCGCCTGTAATGTCTGTAAATATCACATTGGCTTTTGTATAATTTAGGCCACGACTCTGAACAATTACGTTCTGAACACGGCCATTGGATACATTGGCTCTTAATACTGCACCAGTACCATCACCGTTAATTGATATGATTGCTTGTGTTGAACCATTGACATAATTGTTACCAGTATTTGTAACTTTTACAATATCAATGCTTCGATTCAAAGCAGCTGCCCGCACAAACTTATTGTAGGTAACTGGCATCCAATCGGAAGTTAAAAATCTTTCCTTTTGTGCCGTGTTTAAAGTGTACATATATTTCCACTTATACCTATCGCTAGTCTGGAAATATGGTTCTTCTAGTGATGTTGAAGATAGAAATAGTTGTGGTTCATCGGTTGAGCTTGCACCACTATTGTTATCCAAACATTTAAAAATTTGATCTCGACTATTTAAAACATAGTAGTTTGCGTTACCGGAATCATATGTGTAATAGCTAGTGTTTGAAGTCCAGTTTCTTCTAGGAACAACATAAGAAATGTCATTCAAAGACATTCTTTTCGCAACAATAGCATTATCCCAGCATTCTACAAATCCTGGAATACTTTGTGTTGGTGTAGTAGCAACTTCAACTCCTGCGTTCCATGGAGTTTGTTTGCCGAGCACTGCAAAAATATAAGACTTCTTATCTTGCGGCAAATAATCGTTCGCACCAATATCAAACAGAGAGGTGAAATCTTGAGCTAACTCAGTCGAGAAATTTTTGGTAATTATTGAAGGCATGTCTTTATTTATTCAAGTTTTTGGTGATATGTTACCACAAAGGTCGAATTTGTTGTAAAATTAGTGCTAACCAAAATGGTGTTAGCATTCACAAAAGTGACCTTTTTTGTGTCATTAAACAACAAACTGATATTTGCTGTGTTGTTGGAAATCTGAAAATTTGTATATGTATAAATCGTATTTGCGTTTAAAACTTCAGTTACAGTTGATGTGTTTCCTGTTGACAATTTAATAACATCATTAGCCTGCACATCATTAATGAAGTTTGTTGATGTGCCCACAACAAGATTAGAAGATGCACCAATATTAACCGTACCACTAATTCTGCGTTCAACAGATGTTAATGTAACGTAATCACCAACAGAAATAATAGATGACAGGTTTGGCGAGGCGCCTGTAGCAACCATATTGTTAGAACCATTCGAAATATTGAATGTGTTGGCTAAAGTTTTTACGGAAATTAATATTGTTGTGTTGTTTGGTCTGGCCGCAACTGCTTCATTGGCACTAACTCTATTAACAAAGGTTTTAGTTCCGACAGGATGGACAACATCATTCAAAGCTTTCTTAAACTTAATATAATCATTTTCTGTATTGATAACATATGAAAAATTATGATACTTTGTAGAATCTTGCAATTTCTTATCCGCACTTAATTGTCCGTCTTCATTTAAGTAAATACCTGGATAACGAATCAGACCATTTTCGAAAGCAGCCGTAGCCTTAGCTTTACCATCACCATAGTATGATATTGCAATAACATTTGCGGAAACTGCATTGTCGTTCGATTTAATTTGTGTGGTTTCATTTAATGTACCACTGTAATTATAAATTCTCATGTGGTTATTTGATGAAACGTATCTATCGACATATGCTACAAATGTTGTATTTGTGTTTGATGAGCCTTGATAAATTTTAGTGTTGGCAACAAAGATTTGACCTTCAGTAACATTTGATAAAATTAAGTCTGCATTACGCAATGAAATTTGTGGTGCGGAAACATAATCGTAACCATAACTGATAACACGCAATGAAGAAATTGATCCGATTCTAGTTGTTGACAATTCAAGGTCTTCACCATCACCGAGAATCTCTGTGGCAACTAGTGAAGCTCCTGTTCCATTAGCTGTGTTGATTGTAATTAATGGTAAGTGTGCAGCATCATAACCTTCACCACCACGAATATTTTCTGGTGCGTAACTGATTGTCAAGTTTGCTCTAAAACCTGAACCTGAACCAGTATTTGATGTGAACGGATTTAATGTTGTCGTTGGACTTGTGATGTATTTACCAGAATTCGAAACGTTAACTGAAGTGACATTGCCACTACCATTAACAGCCAGCACGGTCAATACAGCAGAAGTTCCAGTTCCACCGGTCGCGGTAAATGTATTACCAACGCCGTATCCTGTTCCTGCGGTAGAAATTGTTACATTAGTTATTGCGCCAATTGTTTTTTCATTAAATTCTACAGTTCTAACACCATTGTTTGCAGCGTGTACTTGAGTAATTTGAGCATTAGCACCAATGCCTCGGCCACCAGTGGATGAGAATATTAAATATTCACCTACATTATAATTTTGTCCGCCGCTGAGAACTTGAATACGTCCTAATGATCCCAAGGCATCAAGATTCTTTCTTAGTAGTTTATATACCACTAAGTTATCGATGTTATTTTCAAATGGAATATCTAAGGTGATAGTTTCACTAGTGACTGCGGTAATTGTTCTAATTTCCTCAAATCGATTCTTTACAAACAACTTGACTTTTTCACCGACTTCAAATGTGTTCGTTAAATCTTGTGACGAATCTCTGAGTATGCTACTACCTTTAACCGCAGTACAAGATGTTATTACCAATAAATCATCAGCATCTTCCAAATACATACTGTAAATATCTACTTCAGGTTTTTGTCTATAACCACCACCTTGAGATTCCAGATCAACATATGCAATACTGTAAAGACCCAAATCTTGATATGTTGTAATTTGGCCAATCGTTTTTGTGTTCGAACTGTTGTCCAATGCATTTATAGATTGAGAATATACAGTTTCGAGAGTAACATCCGAAACATTAACATTTCGTGTATAATTTTCGTCAAGTAGAGAGATGAAAGCTTTGGCTTCCGAACCTAAAAGTCCTCCACTAAATCCACCCCTAAAATCAATAATGGATGAGTTTGGTGCAATTGAGTTGTATCTGAAACCGAAACCACCGGATTTGGTGATGATGTTTTTAAGAGAACCTCTTAGAACATTACCAACTGTTGCCAAGGCACCAACTGGATTGCCAGATTGTGTGTTTAAACCACCGACAATTGTAACCGGATCACCGTCATAACCTAATTCTGTATCATATCCATTGTAATATAAACCACGATTTAATGGATCAATTTTAATTTCAGATAGTGAACCAATTAATGTTGCAGTAACTTGAATTTGTGTATTGCCAGTAACATGTGTTTTAATCGTTTCACCAGTAGTGAACAATTTTGTAATATTTGAAACATACAATTCAACATATTCAATACCTAACTGTCGGTCAACCGATTTAATTGCTTTTTCAACAATCGCAGTTGCTTTGGATGTTTGTCCAATGATTTTTGTCTTTTCAATTTCTAAAATATTTGCATCATCATCAGTCACACGCAGGGCCAATGGAAGAACCCACTTACCATCAGAAGTTCGTAATACCTGTTCTTTTGGAAAACTGATTGTTATTTCTTCGTTGTACAGTATGCGGAAAAGAAACTTGACCGATTCTGGTGTTCCTTTTGAACGATAAAATTCACCAATAATCTTTAAGAATTTGGCTTTATCGAGCAACAATTCTTGCGGAAAAAATGGCGCAATCTCTTTACGAATTTGTTCGATATAAACATTGTCAGCCAAATCAACATCTTTGGCATCATCCAACTTTTTGGATTCCAAAACAATGTTACCATTTCTCTCCAACCACTCATAATATCGTTTGATGAATGTTGCAAAAAGCTGATGTTCTTCCCTAATAAATTCGGGAAGTTGACTTTCCACTATACTTGATAGAATTACATCTGACATTATTTTATTGGTACTATGTTGATAACAATTGTAGTGGAATCATTAACATCAAAGGTTAACAATTTATTCTTTTCTGAATGAATCACGGATTTTGACGGACGAATGTGTATAGACAATTCATCGAAATCATTTGCTACAGAAAGTGGGTTAAAATTATTAATGTAAATTTTACCTTGTGTGTAATCAATCTGACCCATAACACCATTATTGTTTTGATAATTTAAGATTGCTTTAACACTTTGATTTGAAGTTTCTTCTGGCTTGAAATAACTAATGCGTAATTGGCCATATCTGTTTTCCAACACAGCCGATGCCGATGCCAATGTACCACCACCACCCGTAATCACAATAGCCGCAGTGGTGTAACCAACACCTGGATTAATCACTGTAATGTATGACAAACGACCATTGATAATTGTTGCTTCAGCCTTGGCGCCTTGGCCATCACCTAGAATGGTGATCGTTGGTGTTGATGAATAATTAATACCTGGATTGGTAACAGTAATTGATTCTACACCAGTAAATGATGATGGAACTTCTTCAATGAAAGCCGACCTAGTAATATTATTTTCATCTAATATTGTAAAATTTGGACTTGTATAGAAATTGTCATTTGTTGTACCACGCTGCAACTCAACACCAAAATCTAAAGTATAATTTGAAGATGTTAAAAGATTAGGCCTAAACTTTTTGGCAATAAAAACTTCCAATTCATTTGAAATAACAGAAATGTCACAGGAGTCAATTGCTGTTTTTAAGGCAGAAGACCTAAAATAAGCATTAAAGGTGTTTAGATTACTATCACAAAAATCTAAAATTGATGTTCTAACTTTGGTTCTTAGAGTGTTCAAATCTAATATAGTTTTTGTTGGATCATAATACACCGTGGAAATCATCTTCAAATAATTATAATCAACATCAACAATCTGTGGTGTAACAGTCAATACACTAATTGGTTTTAAAACATTTTGTAAGAAGAAATCTTTTTCGGTCTCAGTAATTTCGAAACCATCTTTAGGTTTGGCAGATATGAAAACTTTACCAAAAACTGGTGGAACATTTTCTTCTCCACCCCAAACATTTACAGCTTCAAACTGAGGATATTTTTGTTGGATCAATTTAACATAATCGTTTTTCGTGACAGCACGATTCTGAGAAATGTATTGTAGTGGTGCAGCAAATCGAATCTCATCAACAGTTTCACGTGTTCTGCCGCCAGCGGCAACAGTAACTGTGCTGATTGTAAAACCGGATAGAAAATTAATTGCTGAAGAACCAGTGAAGTTCGTAGCCTTATTTGCGTCTTCACCATTACTGATTAAGTAACTTAATGTCAAAACACCACCATCGGGAATTTTTTGGCCAATGATGTTATCACCAAAGTATATCTGATATTTACCGTTTTGTCCTTCTTGTAAAAAATAAGTCTTTGAATCTGAAGTCAAAGAAATTGAATCATCTACAGGATTGTAAACCACAGTTTCTGTGTTCCCAGAACTTTGTTGAACAGTAACACGTAATGTTGTTGTGTCCACTTTAGCATCAGGTATTTCATAAATTTGTTTAGGGTTAGTGTTTTCGGAATGATTATATGAATATGAAAGTAACTTGCCTTCAAAAATTTCTATATCATTATAAACAAAGTTTGTTCCAGTTTTCGAAACAGTGTAATCTTGCAAGGTAATAAAGGTATAGATTTTACCTTCTAAAGCACTACTGATGAATGTGTAACCACGTGGTATGGTCAAGTAATCTTCTTGTGATGTGGCACCATTAATTGTTACATCAATGACTGCCTTGGACGCTCTGTTAGATCGTGGTGTATAACCAAGTTTCTTAGCGTGAGACACGACCGAGTTTCTTAACAATGCGGTATCTAAGAAGCCCTCATTTGCAACCATATTCAGGTAGTATGCATTGTAGTGTGTATTGTATGCCAAAATGTCCAAAAGAACACTTAAGCCAGCACCCTCAAAATCATAATCGGAGAATTCCGTTTGTTGTTTGAGGAATGTTTTTAAATTGGTCTTGATTGCATCGAAATCAAGTTCGGTTACTCTTAAACGATTTGCCATTTATCGTACTCGTTCTAGGAAAAAATTAATTGTTACGGGGTCTGACATATTCATAATGTAAAATTCCATTCGGACACTGAAACCATTATTGTCTAAATCAGGTAAAATATCTAAATTTTTAATCTGAGCTCTTGGTTCGTAGTTCTCAACAACCTGTCTAATCTCTCTTTCCATCGATATTGCAGTAATTTTATCGAGGTTTTCAAAAAGCAAACGTCTTACGTTAGAACCTAAATCAGGTTGAAACGGTCTTTCATAATGGTTGGTCATCATCAAATTCTTAATTGAATTGATTACTGCCATTTCGTCTTTATGTTTATTAATATCTTTCCGTACTGGATGTATCAAAAAGTTAAGGTCCAAATCTGTATATTGTCTGGATGAAGATGAAATTGTTGTGGCCATATCTTATTTATCTACATTACCCAAGACTATTTTTATATTTTTCTGTACCAATCATATTGTTTATCAAATATTTTTGTGTATTACCAACTCTACCTAATGAGTTAACTTTGTTGTAATCGTCTAAAATGTTGAGTGAATTTCTGTAAAAGTTCCAGTCGTGCAATCTTCTGGTAGACAATAATGTATTGGCAGCAGTAATATTTGAAGATATTGTCGTAAAAACATTTGCTGACAAATTCGATACATTTACAGTTGTGGTTACTGGAGGATCACCTGCATCTGTAATTGTTTCAACACGAATACTATTTCTAACTGTAACAAGGTCATTAATAATATTGTTGGCACTTGCATTGATGTCATCAGTGATAAACAGACTAGTAAAATTACCTAAAAGTGGAACACTGTTTGCAACATTATCGGTTGTGTTTGTCAACATTAAAATTTGTTCACCAGCACTAACGGCTTTGCGGTAGTCTGGAAAATGAGTAACTGTGGTAGAATTTTCTGTAACATTAGCTTTAGCTTCCGTAACACCAGAAATATTTGATGTGTGACTCAAATATTTTGGAATCTCAATAATCAAATTCGTTAAACTGGTTCCCATTGATGTATTAGAACCATTTTCAAAAATGTTGATGGTTTGAACAATCTGATTCATTGTATTAACATTACCACTCAATCTCTCAGTAACATCAATCATTGGATTCTTAAAATAATCTGTTGCGACAATACTGCCGTTGGCCAAATCACTTTTTTGCCAATCTTGCAATTGATCTGGCGAAGAATTTAGATAATTCTTTGCAGAATCGGACAAATTAATGGAATCTCCGAACTTACCAGTATCAAAACTAAAATTTAATCTCTCGTATACGCTAGCCATAATATTACCTCATTACATTAGTGAAAATGGTGTGCCCGTCACACCTTTTGGTGCTGGGTGTATGTGTGAATTATACACTGCTCGCATCATCTCCATCGAACCTCTAAGATCAAGTACTTGTCCACCGAAAACTACAGGAGCATTCACTGATGAACCCGCATAAATGTTTGTTAGTGCATTAATCTGTGTTGGAATAGCAACATCTAATCCTGCGGCAACACCGCCAAGTAGTGTTACGTATCCTAAAGGACCAGCTCTCATACCTGTGCCAGCACTAACTTTAGTTTCGGATGTAATCACATCAGCAGTTAATCCACCAGATACAACCAAATCTCCCTGTAAAAATAAATGGTCACCAGTTGCAAGCTTCATTCGACCAGTAATTGGGTCACCACAACCAACAGTCATATCACCATTGGACAAAATAGAAGATGTTTTAGCAACAGTCTGTGTTAATTTACCGGCAACTTCCAAATAATAATCACCATCAACTCTCTCGAACTTGTCACCTTTAACATGAACAATTGAATTTCCTTCTATTGTAATATTACACACACCAGAAATAATAACATTATTATTTTTGGCAACAATTTCATAATTATCACCGACAATGTGATTGACTCTTGTTCCATCAGATTGGATTTCAAAGAAGGTGCCAAGACCATCGGTCTGTGCTCCGCCGTGTTGGAGGCGTATCCTCTCACGACCTGGAGTATCATCCAGCTCAAAGCTGTGGCCAGATTCGGTTATAGTTGCGTGGCAGTATGGGTATTTTGGCAAAGTTTCATCGTTTGCCTGTGACTCTGGTTCTGTCCACGAATAATCATCAGATGGTTTTGTTGCCATATTAATTAGTTGTAAATTTGGTAAAATCGGTTGTAGTTGATGTTGGGTTCACAGTGGATAGGTATGTAGTCAACGTTTCTCCTGCTGCTGCAACACCGGAAGCACTAGCTGGAGTAGTTAATGCCTCAACTATAGCAACAGGTGCCGCCACAATTTTTAAGCCAGCGGTGTAAACCTCTCCGGCTGATTTCTTTATATCATTGAAGACTGCAATAGCTTCCGAGAAATCTGTTTTACCTGAAAGTGAAAATAATTCTGTGAAACCAGAAGTTAGAGATGCTATCAATTCAGCCAAACATTGTTTGAGTAATGCATACAATTTAGCAGGCAAACCAAGTATGAAATCAATCATAGCTCTAACTCGTTTGGCAAAATCAACAATCACAGTAACAAGGTCTGCAATTTCTGAAATTTTTCGTGCAATATCTTTTAATTCACGCGCCAATTTTTTTGCTTGTTCAATCCAATAACTGGTTTCACCACTAGGTGTGAGTCCTAATGCTTTCAATACAGCCTTAATGGCTGTACGAATAGAATCCATAATTTCAGAAAATTTTAATCTAGCCAATGCTGCGCTACGTTTCATTAATCCAGCAACATCACAAACGTGTTTTCTATTTTGATTTGCTCTGTGTATAGTTGTCTGTTTCAATAAGGTCAAATTTTCCAAACCAACATAAGGTAATGATGGTGCGCCAAGAGCTCGGCCTGGGTAAACAACATCACCACCTGTCTTTGGTGCAGCATCTATCTGTGCTTTTGTCCGTGGATCATTAAAACCAATTGATCTGTTTTGGTCTTCCAGTCTAATTCCGTGTATGACTCCCGTAACAACTGGAAAATCTGGATTACCTTGCATAAAGTATCCATCGACCATATCACCTTCCTTTGGCATCATCTGAGATAACATTGAAGACGGAGGACAGGAAATTGATGCCCAAGGTAGAGCCTCAGTCGGAACTTGTGCTCGACTTTCCGGATGTACACCAAGAATACGCACTCTGCAACGTAATTTTAACGGATCGTTTCTGTCCTCAACAGTTCCAATCCACATGCCATAAAAGTTATTATTCATTGTAATTTGCCGCTTTCTCTTGGTCAACAGTGCTTGTAAACACAGTGTTATTATTTTTATCTTTATAATTTGCCGAGTCGGTTACTGCTTCAATTACGACTTCATGCATATTTGGTCTTATTATGTGTCGTGTTGCAACAATTAAATATTTACCATACAACGAAGAATCAAATGGATTTTCACCATCTGCCAAAACACCTCGCTTTGGCACATCCAAGTCTATACAAAAACCAGAAGATAACTTAAAATTTCCTGGCAAAACTAATTTAACACGCTTCGAGAATAAATTTTGAAAGATGGCTTCACGTTGAAATTTATAATTTTCTGTGTCTTCATCTAATGACACCGATGTTGGATAATTCTCTTTAATAAAATCACTATTTCTTCTATTTCCAAAAAATGGATATGTAACAATTCTAGACTCAAACATCTGTGTTTGAAATAAACCGCCTCTATTTTTTATTAGTGAAACATTTGGATTTTTATTTGCATGGTCACTACCTTCATACATCTCTTTGAAGGTGTGTTGTTGTTCTTGTATTGTTTTAGTTAAAGGATCAAATGCTATAAGTTTGCCAGCATAAACGCCAGATTTAGTGTTACGAACAAAGTCATTTTGTGTGATGACTTCAAAACTTCTAGCACCAGTAAATTCTTCACCTAAATTATCTGAAATGTTTTTTGCGCTAAAATTTACTCTAGTTAAACTTGGAAAAGAAAACAGTGTGCTCAAGTTGGTAAAATTGAATCCTAATCTGTTTTCAAAAAATATGAATCCTGGTGATTGTTTCTCATCTACAGCTCTAGTCGCAAACCACTGTAAAGCAACCAAAGGTTCCAAAGAAGGAACAAGAATGTTTCTGACACCAAAAGAAGATGAATATATTCCAAATTTTTTGATACCCAAATAGTCACTCATGATTTTAACGGCAGCTTCAGAATATGTCAAGTTATAATAATGTTGTACTTTTTGTTGCAGAGAAAAAATATACTCATCAGAAACAAAATGTAGTACGTAAATCTCACTAGACTGATTTACTGGAACTCGATTCGATTGTTTGTAAATTCGAAACGATTTCTTTATCATTAACTCATCTTCATCTTTACCAATCTTAACTATCAAAACTTCAGAACCATCAAACAACAATTGTTCAGATAAACCAACAGCATCACGGATTAAAATGTTTCCACTCATTGATTGATTCAACATCGAATCAAATATATTCAACTCTTCAAATTTGTCTTTGATATCTATATAACCAAATTTGGTTACCAACATCAATTCAGTAATTCTGTATTGCGTTGTTTCCTGTATATTTAATTCTGACATTATGCAATAGCGTTTCTAAATTCTTGTTCAATTGTTTTTAAAAATTCTGGACGAAGAATGTCTATTGTTCTCTTTTCTTCATTTGCCTCTATCTCATAATCATAATAAGATATTGAAGATTTTGTTGTTGTTATTGTAACATTTGTGGAATTATAAAGTGTGTACACAACAGTCGATGCTGTATTTGTATTTGCAAATGTTCCAGCATCAATAACAATAGTTTCGGTCGTTTCATCACCTGATGGTAAAGTTCGTTTCTCATTTATGTAATAGGAATGTATATGAGATTTTGACCAAGATAAACCTGCTCCTGTGTTTGCGGTATTTGCGTATGTTGCGCCACGATATTTTATGTCAATATATTTCGTCAAATCATTATAACGCAGAGGCCAATCAAACTGTGGATTCTTGATATTGTTTACTGAAAGAATGATCCAATGTTTCTCTGGCGAACCATACAATTTATCTGCAATTATTTCTGGAGTCTCACCATCAGAAATATCATATTTGTAGTACATTACCAATTTATCTTTTGATGTTGCATTGAATGTAAAGCGAGACATTAGATTGGTAACAACATCCAAAGATGAGTTGTCATCTGACAAATAGTATGCCGTTTGAGGAAAGTAGTTAAAATATTTTGCCATGATTGTTTATTTTATTGGTCAGTACGCTCGAATGTATTTTCAGCTCGAGAGAAAAAATCTCTACTATTAACTTCTCGGTTCACATCATATTTTGTAATAATTTGAGTTTCTTTGAATACCAACCCAAGTCTAATACCAACTGGCATACCAGTTGAACCTATTTTTGGTGTGCCTGCATCTTCCAATACTTCATACGCAGCAAAACCACTTGGCGCATAATCCACATCAACTGTTTGTAAAACACAAGTAGAAATTGGTGGTATATTTGGATTTTCTGCTCCATTATAAAAGAATTTAATATCGAATTCAGAAGGTGGAACCAAGAAATATCCACCCAAGCCGCCGGCAGAATTATTACCTAATATTTCTGGTGCTTGGTGAAACCTAATTCTGTGTATAATATTTTGTACTTCTTTTGCTTCAATTCGACTTCTCGGATAAAACATAAAGTCGAAACGAAAACTTCTAAATTCAGGAGCAGAATAGATAACTTCCATCATCGGATTAACAGTTGTTCCAGTGAATCCAGCAAATACGGCCCGCCCAGCTTGTCCTGCCATGTTAGCTAAAGCATTCAAAACAAATGGTGTTGCATTTTTAAATGCATAGTTTGCTTTTTCAGTATTACCCGCATCACTATTAACGACATTTTGTATACCAGAAAAACCTGCACCCAAAAGTGCTGCCAATCCACCACCAAGTTCAAGGCCAGCAAAGCTTTGTGATTGAGAAAAAGCTAATGTGTCTGGCATGTATAATGCAATTGTATCTGTTGTGCGTTTTGTTGTTCTGAGCCCGGTTTTAGCAAAAGTTCCGGCATTATCTGCAAAATATTGTGCCACACCTGGCAACCCTGACGCACTGTATACGTCTTGAGTTTTCTGCAATAGTCTTTGTAATTCTGGACTGCCGGATGACAATTTAAATTTTTTCTGAATGTTCTCAGAAATTACCGAAAGATCCAAATTTGAAGCAGCAGTTACAGCACCTTGAGTCACTGAAACAAAATCTGACGCACCACCATTAAAACGATTTAATCCAAGTCTATTCTGTACCGCAGTTGTTTCTTCACCAGTTGGTACTCCAGGAAATTGAGTGCGTTTTTGTTCGTTTATATGCAATATCATATAGTGACCCTTATCGATTTCACCCAAATCGATAGGATAACGCAACGTGTTAATTTTGTATTTGTCTCCAACTATTTTATTAGCTGTTCGATTTTTATCCGAAGTGAATCGTATGTCCGTAAGCGTGAATAGTGCCATATATACCCCAAGTTATTACTCATTATTTATACCACATGACCAGACAAACATACAAAGGTGTATTCAAACCTAAGAACCCACAGAAATATAAAGGTGACCCAACCAACATTATTTATCGTTCGAGTTGGGAAAAGATGGTGATGAAATACCTTGATGACAATCCGGGTGTAATTTGGTGGGGGTCTGAGGAGTTACCCATTCCCTACAGAAGTCCGATTGACCAAAAAATACATCGTTACTTTCCAGATTTCATCGTCAAGGTCAGGCGGAAAGACGGTCTGGTGATGACATATTTGTGGGAGGTTAAGCCTTATTCACAAACGAAGATGCCAGTCCAAAAACGCAAGACACATAGGTTTATCCAAGAGGCGGCAACATATGCGGTAAATCAGGAGAAGTGGAGAGCTGCCGATATCTTCTGCCGCGAGCACGGGTGGCAATTTCAAATCATAACTGAAAAAGAACTAGGCATCTAGTATAAATACGGCATGGCTTATTTAATAGATAGAATTAATGCATCCCTACAAAAAGAGGGATTAACACCGCGCACTCGAAAGTCACGTGATTGGCTTCGTTCGAAAGTTTCGGATTTAAAACCATCCAAACAATCGTTAATGAATGACATGACCAGACTCAGAGAGGGCACCATTATTGGAAAAATGTATTTTTACTTTTATGATCCTAAAACGAAGGATTCGTTGCCATATTACGATAGGTTCCCATTGGTTTTACCAATAGAACGTTACCGAGACGGTTTTCTAGGGCTGAATCTACACTACATTCACCCAAAGCAACGCATCATTCTTTTAGATAAATTAAGTGATTATGCAAATAACAATAAGTATGACGCATCGACAAGGTTGAGATTGACATATCAAACTTTGAAGGCTGCATCTAAATTGTTTGAGGCACAGCCTTGCATTAAGAGGTATCTGTTCAACCATGTTCAGTCAAGATTCCTGGAAATTTCAGCAGGTGAATGGGACATTGCTGCATTATTGCCAATGGAAAGTTTTGTTGGAGCTTCTACAAATAAAGTATATTCCGACTCAAGAAAGAAATTTTAATGTCATTCGCTCCAAATTTATTCTTGTCTAACATTAAGGCAAAGGATGGTCTCGCCAGACCAAATCGTTTTCAAGTAATTCTACCAATACCAGAGTACATTGGAAATTTTATTGAATCTGGCCTACTCGAAAAGATTATAAATCTACCAAACACAATTGCAACTGATGTGTCGGAGATATTATCGTCTTCATTTGGTGGCCAAGCACCGTCAGGTTATTCCAAATCTTCTAATCCTTCAATCACACGTTATTTGTCGATGCAGTGTGAGGCAGCTGAACTTCCAGGCAAAAGTTTAGCCACAACAGAAGTCAAGATTTACGGACCATCATTTAAAGTTCCATATCAAACACAGTATACGGAAAGCACACTTTCATTTTTATGCACTAATGATTTTTATGAAAGAAAGTTGTTTGATCGTTGGATCGAATCTATTATGCCAACAGATACAAACAATTTGAGATTTGCAAAAGACCAAGAGTCTCGTTACTTAACAAACATTAAAGTTATTCAGTATGATGACTTTATTAAACAAATTTATGCGGTTGAATTGATTGATGCTTTTCCAGTTTCAATTTCCGCACAACCATTATCTTGGTCTGATGATAATTTTCATAGACTAAGTGTTCAATTTTCTTATCAGAAGTATAGAACAATTTATCAAGGCACTTATGATTTGAAAGAGGCCGCTGCATCCATATTTGGTTCTTTTGCAGCATCCTCAATTTTTGGAAATAGATTTTAATTTAAAATGGAGATAGAATGTTACCTAAGATTGATACACCGTTATATGAACTAGAATTACCACTTCTCAAAAGGAAAGTACAGTTCAGACCATTTTTGGTCAAAGAAGAAAAAATATTGTTGATGGCCATGGAGTCGGAAGATGAAAATTCTGTTGTTCTGGGCATCAAACAAATTATGAGAAACTGTTTATTGACAGATATTGACATTGAAGATTTACCTATCTTAGATTTCGAATACTTGTTTTTAAATCTCAGAGCCAGATCCGTTGGTGAGATTATTGATTTGCAATACAAATGTAATAATGATATTCCAGGTTCTGAAGATGATAAGACTCACAAGTGTGGTAACTTAATTAATTTGTCTTTTAATGCATTGGAAGTTAAACCTGAAATTAATGAGATAAATGGAAAAATTCAATTAACACCAAAATTAGGTGTTGTGTTGAAGTATCCAACATTCAGAGCAATCGAAACAATGTCTAGTGTAAAGGACATTAATCCGGCCGAGTTTGTATCACAGACAGTCATATCATCAATTGATTACATTTATGATGAAGAGGATATGTATTATGCAAAAGACACTCCAAAAGAAGAATTGATGGATTTTGTTGATAGTTTAACAAAAGAACAATTTGGTATGATTCAAAAATTCTTTGAAAAAATTCCAAAATTAACCAAAAAAATTGATTTTAAATGTAATAAATGTAACTATGAAGAAAATATTGAAATTGAAGGCATCCAAAGTTTTTTCGGATGATTTTTCGTTATGACAGTTTATCTAACCATTTCCAAACCAATTTTGCTCTTATGCAACATCACAAATATTCTCTGAACGAATTGAATGATATGATGCCTTGGGAAAGAAATGTTTATGTAACTATGCTGCTTCGGTTTATTGAGGAAGAAAACGAGAAGCTAAAACAACAACAAATAGCAAGAAAAAGTAGAAAATAAATGGCCACAAAATTTTCACAAATATACAAACAGGAACTAAAGAGTAAAGGAATACTGAGTTCTTTGGGGTCTGCTGCACTAAAGCAAACCCAACAACGAATGGATATCAGAAACACTCTGTTTGGAGGAAGTGGTGTAATGTCTCTTGCTGGCCAAAAAATATTTGGTAAAGGATATTCGCCGTTAGAAAAAGCATCTGGAATATTATCATCATCACCAACAAGTGCTAGTTCGGGTGCCAATTCACAAGGTATCACAGACTTGTTGGCATCAAGTGATCGACAAGAAGCTCTATTGAAAGTTATCAGTAAAAATACATTCAATATGAATATGATGGCAAGAGATACAAATATTACTCGGCAAAATATAATAACGCTTACAAAAAAGGTGACTGGTCAAAGTTCCAGATCACAGGATGCATTATGGAATGATGTTAGAACAAGAAATTACGCCATAGACTCCATGTCGAAAAAGAAAAATGAAAATGCTCAGCCTGGAAATACATCACCTTCGAATACGGGTGGGTCTTCATCATTCTTGGGTAGTATTATGAGTGGTTTAGGCACAATAGCGTCACTTGGTGGTGGTATACTTGGTGGTTTGTTTGGTGTTATTAGTAGGATGTCTCCTATCTTGGCCATCGTTGGCTTAGCTGGCGCGGCCTATGTTATAAAGCAAATAGCTTCACAAGTTGACTTTACAGGCCTAAAGAAATCAATCATGGATGCAATAGGACTAGATTCGGAGTCCGATGAACCAATATTGAAGCAACTAGCTAAAAAACTAGATTCTGCATTAGGTTTGGATTCTAAGCCATTTGGAAGTTTTTATGAGTTTTTGGAAAAAAGTCCATTCATGATTAAACTTGGTGAAAAAATTAATTTGATATCTACGACAGCACTGGATTATACGAAAGCCGCATTTCAAACTTTAGCGAATGGTTTTGGTAGAGTTGGTGAAATATTTTCTTATTATTTTGGTGAGTTTTTTCATGCAAACAAAGGATTAATTTTAGGTGTTATGGGTGCAAGTATTGGTAGTCTGTTAGGTATAAAAGGTGCGGCCGCCGGTGCATTAATAGGAGCAATAGTTGGCGCAGCTACAGGAAATAAAGATTTAGCAGGCCTAACGTCGGAACTATTCGAAAAGCAAACGATGCTGGATAAATTAATTACTGATAGAGACAATTTACAAAAAAATGAAGCAAATTTGTCTTTTGATGACAAAGCTAAATTAAACGACTACAGATCAACAACAGGTGTTAGAGGAAAATCAATTAAACAACTTGAAGATAGAATTGGTGAATTACAAATCAAAATAGGAACTAAAAAAGAAGAACAAGAAAAATTAATGGATTTTTCTCCTAATTCAGTATTCAAAGACGAATTAAAAAAACTTCAACAAGAACGCGCCGACAAAGAAGCCGAAGCTAAATCACCGGTTAAAGTTTCAAGTCCTTTTGGTATGAGAACACATCCAATAACAGGACGCCAAATGATGCACGAAGGTGTGGATGCTCCTATGAAAGAAGGTGCTGACGTATATGCTGCCGAAAAAGGAACAGTGAAAATATCCGGCGCCGTAGGTAATTATGGAAATATGATTGAGATTGACCACGGAAATGGAAAAACTACCAGATATGGCCACTTAAAATCAATGAATGTCGCCGTTGGTGATATGGTTGAAAGAGGTCAAAAGATTGCTTTGGCCGGCAACACTGGAAGTTCCACAGGACCACACCTACACTTTGAAGAACGAGAAAATGGTCGAGCAACAAGACCATCAGCTGAAATGTTGGCTACAGCTGTTAGAGGACAAATGTTAAATGATAACTCGGTGCTTTTGGCTGCAGCTAATAGACAAGACAATTCATCACCGAATATAAATGTAGTGAATACACCTGCCGCAGCACCGGCACAACCAGCAAAACCACAAAATGCTGTAGCATCAGTACATAACTTTGATCCTTGGGTGGAAATTTGGGGTGCAAGCATTTTAAATCCTGCCAAAATGGGAATGTAAAAACCCCGCACTAGGCGGGGTCAAACAGTTCTCAGAAAGAGAAAAGTTTATTCTTCAGCGAGAGACTTGAAGTATTCCAAGTCATCATCTCCACCAATGTCAACTGGCGCTGCTTGACGAGGTGAAAACTTAGCTGCAGGTGGCGACAGGTCAATAGACTCAGCAGTGCTTGAAGGTGCAATGCCTTCAAAGCCCAATACTTTATCCAAACGAGCCTTCAACTGAGCGTAAGGTTTGAACAACTTTGGTTCAGTAAATTCCTTGAGGGAATATTCTTTCTTCCAAATTTTTTCCAACTCAGCATCATCTTCAGACAAGACAGACTTGCTAGCAAATTCTGATTTGTCATAGTTACGATAGCCTTCAACATTACGAATCTTCAACTTGAAGTTAGCACCTTCCCACAAATCAAACGGGTTGATTGGTGTTTCATCAGCAAACTCAGGATTCATCGCTTCGTTAATCTTGTCGAAAATTTTCTTACCGAATTTGAACAAGCGAACTTGTCCTTCATTTGACGGATTACTTGGGTCAGAAACGACCAAAATATTTGTCATGTAAGTCAGCTTACGCTTTTGTTTGCGAGCAACTTCTTTATTGGCTTCGATGCCCGAATTCCAAAGTGTACTGTTGTGTTCGCACACTGGACACTTATCGTTTAAAGTAGTCAAACAGTTATCAATAAACCAACCTCCAGGTCCTTGAAATCCGTGTGTGAATACTCGAACCCATGGCAGAGCATCATCACCATCAATTGCTGGACTTGGCAAGAAACGAATTATCGCCATGCCGTTGCCAGCTTTATCAACTTCTGGTTGCCAGAATCTGGTGTCATCTTTAGAACCGGCTTCTGCTGGAGTGCCGGTTGCTTCAATCGCTTTTGACAGTTTATCGAACTTGCCGCGATTGCGTTGTAAATTTTCGAATGTACTCATATGTATTTCCTTGTATAAATTGTATTACGTTGTATATTTTTGTCCACATTATCATAATATAGACTTATATAGGTCACCTGTTCAGAAGTTTATCCAACATCATCAAAGTGTTATCTATATCTCTGTGAAGTACACCAATGCCGCCCGCACCAATGAAGGCTTGAATAACATCTTGTGTATCATCAATCAATATCGATTCTGGTGTAGCGTAATCAGATTTCGCCTTACGACCAGAAACAATATTCGCTTTAAATGGAATGCCTTTATCAGACAACCATTCAATTTTTTGATAGGCAACTTCTTGGTGGTATTTTTGACCACCAGAAGATGAAAGAATCTCTACCTCGATTTCATTTTCTTGTTGATATTGTGTAATATAAGTCAACAAGTCTCGACCACCTGGCCACCAGTCCAATGTTTTAAATTGTTCTGTTTGCACGAAATGGTCCCAATTCACACTGAAGTTTTTCCGGTCACGCATGGAGCCGGGCAACTCATCATATAGTTCAAGGTATCGGCGTTCAAAGTTACACAGAACGCCGTCCATATCGAGGTAGATTTTCTTTATCATATCATTTTCTTTAGAATAAGTTTATATTTTAACACATCCTGTGGTAGAAATGTGGCATACTTGAGCAATCTTAACCGAAACTCTGGCCACCGAATTGTGTCGGCAATTTTAGAATTCCAGTTGGGTTCAAAACCAAGTATCTTATTCAAAATGCACAAGGTTTCAATTTGTGTTACCTTCTGCATGGTCTTGCGTAAAATCACAGGGTAATCACCGTCATTCACTTTGAACAAATCGTTTGGATTTTCACAACCATCAAATAGTAGGTGACAATCGTTTTCGAAAAAGTACGATAGTGATTGTAACACCTTTTGATGGGTCTTGTAATTAATATCTGCTTCTTCAGTTAACAAATCACCAGCCCAAGTGTTAGGTTTCTCAACCAAGTTGGACACGAAAAATAATTCCATGTCATCCTTGCTTGTGTACTTCCTAGACAACTTGTGAAAGTGGTATTTGTCACGCCTATTCTCAAACGCTTCAACTGAGATATTACTTTTACCATGGTATTTAAAGTAATCGTAAGATTCTCGGTTGAAGTGTAATTTTAATGAATTGAATAGTGCAAATGTTTCATAACCAGTCATATAGGTAAACGAGATTTCTTCACTTTCAACATATTCAAATCAGAAGCCAACAACTCAATTTTCGATTTTAAATTCGAATTAATTAATGTTGCGGCGACTTCTGTTTCGAGGCCAGTTTCTGCACAATACTCAACTACAGCTTCAAGATGATTGATGTTTCTTTCGGAGACTAATCTATCAATCTCCACAGAAAACTTCTTCATTTCTTCTTTAGTTGGCATTACTTCACAATCGTTTCATACAACTGTTCAAACTGTTCGTGCGTGGCCACTTCTTCATCATAGTTTTGTTTATGATAAACTTTGACCAAACGCTGTACAACAGGTTTAGGTAATTTCAAATCATCTGAAACTTTCTTCACTGCTTCTTTAATGAAGTCTTTTTCTCCGTCCATTCGTGTCATAGAATTCGAACACTCTTTTATAGCATCTAGCAATTTCTTGCGGTCTGCTTCACTGGAGATTTGATTAATGCTAAATTGTTTCACTGCCATAATATACTCCTAAATTATTTCTTTGTTGCCGCCAAGGTGATGCAAACCGGATTAGAGTTTGTTTCATATGCACATTTAACAGACAATGGATCGATGCCTTTTGAAATGGCAGCTTCGATGTTTTTAGCCATGTTGTTGCGGTCGTTTAAATTATACATGACTCCCCCAATGATTGCGGTACACAATACGATTGTAATAGAAATACATATAGTAATAAGGTCTTTGTTCATATTAAATAACTCCTTTTGTTCGGTCAATTTTATCACCTTTGCTCTTGTAGAAAATATGCCTGCCAATTTTAGTCTCCTTCTGAAGTTTTGTCCAATTTGGATTAACATAATCTGCATGATAATATGTCGCACCGTTTGTAACATCCTCCATGCGGTCAAAATTGATGTACAGGTTTGTTGCTAACTCTCTAATGTCATTATACAACTTTGTACTCTTGATTGTCAACCGTTTTGAGGTAAAGAAAGAATCACAATACCAAGAAAATTGGCATGTGTTACCGGTCTTTTGGGTTACTACATCACAAATGTTACCAGCATAGTTGCCGGTCTGTACACGATTCAGTGTAACAAACGCAACAGCCATTTGACCAGCAACGGGTTCATGTGCCGACTCGAAATAGATATTCTCAGCCAGACATGTCACATGTTTTTTTGCCTCTTCGGATAGAGACTGATAGCTTGCCTTGAATGGCATAATGTTGTGTAAATCAACATTGATTGAAGCTAACATTAAAATAACACTTGATAAAAGTGCGCTTAAAAGCACAATCTTACTTTGCATTTTATTCCTTTCTGTGTGTGAAATAGGCCGAATAAACGGCCTATCTTTCCCTTACAACTTCTTAGAGACCTTGACGGGCTCAGGAATGTTTGAAACAAAACCATTTAAAGCTTGCGCCTTGGAAATGATTTCTTGTTCCGATGGGAATGGTGGATATTCTGGCTGATTCGGTAACTGTTGTCCTTGAGTGCGAGCATTCTCGGAAGCTACTTGCCAGTTATTGTGTGCAACTTCACGCTTAGACATATACTCTTGTTCGAGCATGTCTTTGCCAAGTTTTAGAAGTTCAAGACGGATCTCGAACGGTGTCATATTACTCATTATAATCTCCTTGTGTGTATGAGTGTAAAATGGTGGTTTTATTGGGTTCCACCAACCCATTGTCTATTATATAGGTATTACTTTTTTGCAGGTTCAGTTTTAGCCGGTTCAGCTTTCTTGGCTGCAGGCTTAACTTCTTCTTTTTTGGCTGCCGGTTTAGCTTCTTCTTTCTTTGCAGGTTCAGCTGCGAAAGAAACAGTTGCGAATGCCAACATTACTAGTGCGATAATTGATTTCATATTAATTCCTTATATAAGTTAAAATTAATAGGTTATTCTGTTACGAGGAAACCTATAAAAACCCCAATTAGTTTACTACCATTCATTTAAACGGAGGGCCACCAACCCAAATCACAAGAGAACGGCGCACTCCTTTGGTGACTGGCTGGACTCGGTGCATAACATACGATGGAAAAAACCATGCTCTACCTCTCTTAGTTTCCAATGTCTGAGGTGTATCTGTAGATATTCGCACTTGGAATTCTCCTCCTTCAAACTCCGACTGATCGGACAACATCAAAGCAATAGACAGTTTGCGTGGAGCGTTAGTATCTTTAGCGCTAGCATCGGTGTGCCAGTCGTAATGTCCTTTGTTGTCAGAACTGTAAATGCCCAACTGCATTGGTTCATAAAAACCAGTTAAGTCAAACTGAAAAAACCGGCGGTTTACTTCGGCCACAATCTTAGACAGTTTATCCCAAATAGGTAGTAGTTCCTGCTTCGGCCCTAACCAACCAACTTGTGTTACACGTACATCATCATTCACGGTACCAGTACCAACGGATGCCTTTTCAGTTGCTAGCCACTCAGGCTGCGCCAACAGGAGATTAATCTCCGCATCAGTTAAAAACCCATCCCAGAGGGCCATTTCGTCTTTACCAAAACCGTTAACAGGCTCAATTGGATACAACATTAATAGCCCCTCGGTTTCTTAGCCCAAGGATTTAATGCAACAGACATGCGTGTGCCGGTGTAGTCCTCAACCCCATGAAGCAAACCGGGAGCAAACGCCACCAGTCGGTTAGTCTTGGGTACAATAGAAATTGAATTAGTCATAAATTTACCGCCATTTAAGGCTTGTATGTCAGCGTAAAAGACGATGCTACAAATTGGCATAGCTATTTCGCCCGTAAGATTTGTCAAGGTTTCGTCCTTGTCAATGTGCCAATTAGGTTTGGTGCCGTGGTGTGCCCACTGTTCCACTCCATTCATGGCGGTTAAATTAAAAACACGGCGCACGTGTGCTAGAATATCAGCCATCGGAGTTGATCCTGTCATACATTCATCCAAACTGCCATCAACCCACTGCATTTTTCGATTGTCGGGAACACTAAAAAAGTCCTGAGTAATCTTAAGGTTGTCTGCATCCAGAACATCATCCATAACTATCAACATTTTGTGTACACCAATGCAAGCGTAAGACGATAGAATGCGGCTATATGAGACTGTGGTCGAATAGTGTGTGGAATCTTGGCATCAAACGCAATTAGTCTGCCGGGTGTGTATGCACTAGCAAACATAATGTTTTTGCCGGCCTCATCAAAAAACAAAGTCTCGCCGTGCCAGCCATCGTGCCATTCTAAGTTGACATAGTAGAGCAGTATTTTATCTTCTGGATGCGAATGTACAAAATTTACATCTGCTGGCGTAGATAGGTTCAGTACGCACTTAGTGAGTGTGTGTCCGATCATTTCATCAGCAGCAGGAGTTTTGTTTAGGCGTTCCACAATCTCAATCTTAGACAAGTCTTCAGCAGAATAAACTGAGTGTAGGAACTGATGTTTTTTGTTTTCAATAATAGAGCCATCTGCCCAGCCGATTTGAAACTTTGAAGCATGTGCAAACGCATACAGATTGTTACGATACTCCATGTCAAATACGTTGTCATATACGCGCAATTTTCGGCCGTTGTCAACCTCAGCTTCTATAATCATTTGGTTGCGAAGCATTCAAGAACCTCATCATATTTTAGTTTTGCAAAACACAGAGAAAGCAACCGGCGAGCTTTGTTTGGTTTTAAGGTGACCGAGTGTGGAGTATCTGTATCCATCAGCCAAATTTCATTGGTGGCAGCACAAAATTCTTCCTCAAAATCTGATTTCTGAGTTTCTCGGTTCCAATGGTAGAACGTGGTAGTTTCACCGCTCGTTTCAAGGTATATATTAATGCTGGTTTTCTTTCCGTAATCCCTGTGTGCAGGCAGCACAGGGTTAGGTGTATCGATGGCCGGCAACTCCAAAAGCAGAACATATGGATACTCAAGATTCAGCAACTTACTTGGAAGCTGCTCAATAAGGCGTTTCTCATTGCTAACGCTTTTATTTTTTGCACTCCATCCGCTTTCAGCCAGCGCATCGTAGTCTCCTGGCAAGCCCTTGCTATATCGTTGCAATACCGCATAATCTCGAAATGGTGTGATGGTAGCCTCAGCCAGAAAACCCATGTCAATATGATAGTCAAGTTTTGTCGCATGTTTCATTTAAACTCTAATCCATATACATCTGTAACCGCAACCGCGGTGGTACCCGCTGACCTAACTGAAATTTGTCGTGGAGCTACATAGTTCTGCTCATTGATTGTCAGAGTTCCGGAGCAAAGAAACAGAGATGTACCTTCGGGTAACGCAATCGACTGTCCCATCTTCACATCACGTACTTCAATGAGAGGCACGTAGTTTTGATTAACTTTAGGGTCGTAACACCAAGAAACGCTGGGCACATTGACAGTGGCGGCATACACAGCATCTTCATATGTGCCGTTCTTGAACCATCCGGGAATGCACTGGTGAACTACTTCTCCAGTCTGCTTGTCCCGTACAGTCACGCTGCCTTCGGTAAACAATAGTAAGGTTTTACTGTCAGCATAAGTTGTGGTGTCGGATGTGTATCCAGCTTCATATTCGTTCGAGTACAAAATTCGGCCAAAAGCTGCGTGAGGTTTGCGTATCATGTTTACACCATATCAAGAGGAGTTATGAAAGTGGTGGCCAGCTCGCTAACAGTAAATTCGTGCGTCTGGCCGACTAACGATTTAAGCGCAGCGATCCGTTCTGGATCAGCAACAAACCTTTCTCTGGCCTCTTGCTGCTGGGCGTGGTACATTCCTGCTCTAGCCAACTCTTTTTTTAGCTGTGTTATATCAGTTACCTCCGGCCACATGGTCAGTGGTTGAAACGCATATGCTGTATAGGCTTCCGGGTCTTGGTTTGCTGTTGTATCTGAAGCAAACGAGATTAACAACGAGTTGGTATCCTCTTCGTAGCTCTTGATTTTAAATTTAACAATATCCATATTTACTCCAATTTAACGATATTCATATTTACTACAATTTAACCTGCTGGGCCATTCCGCTGGCCAGTTGATGACCATGTAACATTCCAGCCGCCAGTAACATAAAAGCCTGCTGGACCGCCGGCACCACCGGGACGTGGGTTATGACCACCAGTTGCTTG